CCAAATACATGGTCTAAAACTTTATCTTCTAAATAATCACTAAATCCTGACATATCTTACCTCAACTCTTAAAATGATAAGTTGTTTTGTGTGCTTTGCCATAAGTTCTTCTTCTTGGTATTAAAGATCCTTTGCCAAATTCAGCACGTTCTTGTTCCATTCTCATTTCCTCTAGTGCTTTTTCAAACAACTGAGAAAACATATTTACACGCTCATCTTCCATTAAGTAGATTGAAGCGTGTTTTAGACAACCATATAAATAAACGTCTGGGTGTCCAGTCGATACAAAGTTGGTAGTGTTTGTGCTACTCAACGCTGCTATCGAAGCATAATAGGTTAATTGTAATGTATAACTTGTGTCAGGTGTAGGTGCTAATTCTAAAGTTTTATCAACAATAGAGAAAAAGACTGGTTGTCCAGAAGTATTGTCGTTAGCTTTTCTATAAACATCTAAAGATTCTATAGACTGTTGTAGTAAAGGTGTGAAATCACCAGAGCTTATTTCTACGTTTATAGCTTCTAACCAGTCAGTAGGTAAAGATAAATATTGACTATCGGCAGTAGCAGTTGCTCTAACTACCATGTCTTTGGTTCTTAATCTTCTGTTAAGTTCGCCTTCAGTAGCATCAATAAAAAAATCCAATTTAGAAGTCAAATCACTTCTATTTAGAAAATCTGCTATTTGTGTTTTTAAATCATCGTACGTCATACTTTACCTTGCCACGTTCTAAAAAGTTTATTGTTGGGATCGTTTAACCATTTTTTCCATTTGGCTTTATCGTTCGCCCAACCTTCTCGTATAGCTTTTTGATATATTACCATAGGTACTTCCGCAACATGGCGTAATTCTTTACCTGGTTTTAATTCTTGTAAGTCTTTAACGTGCTTCAAAATTGGAGCTACGTTTTGTTGAGTGTGATAAACAAACTTGTCATCTTCTGTAGCGAACTCGCTAACAAAGTTTGTTCTAGTGTCTATTACTGTTCTTCTTGCCATTTTAAAAAAGAGGGGTGATTACTCACCCCCCTTAATTAAACTTATGATGTAGATAAGTCGTACACAGCTCCATGAGCAGCTTCGTTGCTCACTTCTAAACCGAATTCAACCACTAACATTTTAGTTTCAGCATCACCAATAGTTGAGATGTCAATAGTTTCAAAATCTCTAAGATAAGAAACTTTTGCAAAATCAGGATCTAATAGTAAGGCAGTTCTAGCTCTACTTCTGTTTGAAGGAACTACTTGTAGTTCTCCAAAATCACCAGAGTAAATGCTTACAGATGCTTCAATAGTATTAGCATCTACAAACTGTCTAGCTGAACTTCTACCAGTAAAACCAGATACAACTGATTTCACGTGAGGGCCAACAACTAACAATGAAGGTTCACCACCATTAGTGAAACACGCTTGTTGTACAGTCTTAACAAGAGTTTCAGTAATAGCTCTTTGCGTTCCATTAGTAGTAGCTGCACCACTTCCGCCATAAACACCATTAGTACCGATAGACTTATTAGTAGTGATCCAAGTTTCTAAACCACCTGTTTGTCTAACAGTAGTAGCGTTACCAGCGTTTTTAGCATTGTTTTGAGTTAAGGCTTCTTCCATATCTCTTTTCAACGCTTTAGCCATAAGAGCTAATTGGTGCGCCATTTCACTTCTTTTGCCAGCAGCATCAGAAGCGTTTTGTGAGCCAGTAACAGTCGCATCTCTGCTTGAGATTTGACATACATTACTTACTCTAGTTGTAGCAGTCGAAGCTGCTCTTGAAAGTTCAAAACCTTCAAGTTTCCCAGTTGCACTTGCAGTTGGCAAAGATTCTACTTGCCAATCGAATTGCACGTTTTTTACATTGTTTTTACCAATGGCACTCATTACAGGAGTTGCTGTAGGAGAGATGTTATAAATAACATCACTTAATTGTTCTCTGTCAGCAGTCGCAGTATAAGTGTCAAAGGCGTTTGTGACTTTAGCCATGTTTATATACTCCTTCTAGCTTTCGCTAGAAATTAAATTAAATTTTCAAATACTTTAGCTGCATCTTGGACTTTGCCAGATTTAGCTAATTTCTGTTTTGACTTTTTCAAAGGAGTTGTTTTCTTAACTTGATTGGCAGTACCAGGTCTAGCTACTCTGGCTGGTGCTTTTTGCGTTGGCTTTTTCTTTGTTGCCTTGATAGTTTTATCATGCAACCAAGAATTTCTTAAACCTAACAAAATGCGGTAGTCATAAACTTGATCCATTTCTTGTGGCGTGAATCCTAAAATGTTTATGGCGTAATCCCTAATAGCTATCTTTTCAGAATTAGCTTTTTCAGAATCTTTCCATTCTGGAACTTTTTTCAATAACTCTTGATTACCAAGCTCAACAAATTCTTTAACTTGTTTTTGTTGTTCAGCAAGTTCCTCATCTCTGATTCTTTGCTGTTCAGCTTGAGCTGCATCCAAGCGTTTTTGTTTTTCGTTCCAAACATCTTTTTCACGAACATAAGCAATAGGATCTTCGTCATATATAGCTTTCCAATCTGGTTCTTCACCTAACTCAGCTTTTAAATTAGCTTCAAGTTTCGGTAACAAATCCTTATAAATGTCATCCTTTTGCCTTAACTCTGCTTGTTGGCTTTCAATCTCTTTACGTTGATTAGCCAATTCTTGAGTCTTGCGTGTATAGTCTTGCTGACGACTGTAGCCGTTTTGGAGTTCTTCGAGTGTGACTTCTACTTCAACGCCATTTTCTTTAATGGTATAAAGTTGAGGTTGCTCGTCATCCAAAAGCTCTACTTGATCTTCTTGTGACTCATCTTGATCTTCTTCAAGATATTCTTCTTCTGTTTCTTCGACTTCTTCGGCAGCTTCCGCTTCCATTTCTGGTTCTTCGGTAACTTCCTCGATTTCTTCTACAGATTCTTCGACAGCTTCAACAATTTCTTCTACTGGTGCTTCTTCTTCAGGAGTCAGTAAAGTAGTAAATGCTTCTTCTGCCTGTTTTAAATTTGTTCTTAATGCAATCGGTTTTTCCGTTGTTGCCATGTTTTTACCTCATTGTGTAAATAATGTTTGAATTTTACTCTAAAAGACTAGGAAAGCTCAAGGTTTATTACCTAGTTATGCTTCTTATCTTGTCTAATTGAGTTTTCGTTATTCTGCCTTTTTCAATAATAATCCTAAGATGTTTCTCTACTTCAGGCAAAATTCTGATTGCTTTGTGTAAATCTTCTCTAAAACTGCTATCGGCTTCAGAGGAGTTTTCCCACTTTTGCATATATTCTTCTTTGAGGTTAGCAACAGCTTTTTTAAATACATCGCTATTTAAAATAACTTCTGCTTCGTTGGCTTCTAATACTTCTTTTTGTGAGGGCATAATTTAAGTGATGGCTTGGTAAATAATTTCTTGAAATAAAAATCCTGTAATACCTAAAAATATAGTTAAAACAAATATCAAGGTATTTCTAATGGTTTTATTAACTGAGGTAATAGCATTTTCGATAGAATCTAAACGCCTATAATTTTCTTTCCAGCGTTGTTCACAAGCAGCTTCATGCGAACTTAATCGCTTATCTAATTCTGCTACTGTTGCTTTTGCCATTAATAACTCCAAACAGTCGGTCTAAATTTTCCATCAGCCTGAGTAGCAATATCTAAATGTATAAATCTATTATTACCATTTTGGCTAACGCCAATGCCTGTAAAACCATAATCACACGCATTAGTTACGATTTTATATGCTTCTGTACCACGACACAATATATCGACTGCTAAACCTGTAGCGTGCATACCTGGTTCTGTTTTAGCTGCTTCAATCGGATGATCTGGACAACGATAACCAGAACTAACTACAAAAGAAAAATCCAAGTAAGTTCTAAGATTTTGTAAGTTACTAACTAAATGTTCTGAAATACCCTCTTTTCCACAATGCTGACAAGCAAATTCTTCTGCTTTAAAGTTTTTATATAATTCCCAGTTCATCTTCAAATAATACTTTTTCAGCCATGTAGTATTCGCCTACAACCATTAAATCTTTGTTCATTTGTTTTGCTTTACGTTCAGCTTCGGCAAAGTCATTGGCATAAACCAACGGGCCTTCAAATATCCTAACGCTCTTATCGGATAAGACTGCTGATATTTCTGTCATAAAAACCATATCAAGGTCTTAGTACGTCTTTAATATTTTCTTCTTTCATGTTGTTACGAGCAACACCATTAAACTTTTCAAAAGAACGCAAACCACCAAGACCTAAAAGTGAAAGCGTTAAAGTCATAAGACCTTCTGTATTTAAAACTGGCGGTGTTACTGTTGATCCAGATATAGCTACTATCCAGTTCATCATAGGAGCTAAGAAGAATTGGTAAAATAGCGATAACGCACAAATCCACAAGATCGCAGGCCTACTTCCCGAAACAAAAATACTAGGGTGTTTGGCTTGTTCTAAATTTATATCTGCTTGTGCCTTTTGCAAATCAATCATTTGCGATTTGATACTAGCTTCTAGTTCCATACGTTTGTTTTTGTCAGGTATGGCTCTACCAATCAGATCACTAATGGGTTTAAAAAATTTATCAATCATCGTCTTTGCCCTCCAATATTTTTTGTAATTTCATAGCTTTTTCATGTGCTGAATCAACATGTAAATTTTTATCAACTATTTTTTCTAGCTTTAAACTTTCTATTTTATTATTACTGATATAACGCCAAGTATAACCATCTTTTGAATATACACCAAAGACAGTAGTACCCATGCCAATTTTGATTATCATGGCTTGTTCGCCATCTAGTAAGACTTTATCGCCTTCTTTGAATTGTGAGTTGAGTTTGAATTTAAGACCTTTGATAAATGATACTGAATAGTCTTTCAGAGCAAGACCGCCTAAAACGCTTGCCAATAATAAAGATGCTTCAACATAATACTGCTCAAAGTCCACTTTTCATTTGCCAACTTTTTTCATAGCAATTTTATGTGATTGAGTAAAAGTTTTGCCTTGTCGCATTAACTTTTTCATTTCGCTCATGTGTTTAGCAGTATGATGTTTTTGGTGTCTTTTCAAAGTATCTTTTTGTCTTTGCGTAAGTTGCCTTGTTTTTTTCATACTAATATCTTCTTTTAGAAGTTTTTTTCTTTTTTTTGTTTTTATTTACTGGTCTACCTTTTTTTGAACCATAAGTTCCTTTTCCCATTGGCATAATTTACCTCCTTTTTTTAGTTGTTTTTTTAGTTTGTTTTAATTTTTTAAAATCTGCACCTGTAATTTTATTACGAGGTTTAGCTACTCTAGCTAACTTTTTTTGTTTTGGAGAATATTTACTAAACGGCATTATGTTTTCCTCTTTTTACTTTTTGGTCTGAGTAAATCTGCATCGGCTTTTCTAGCACCACCTTTGCCTGTAGCAAAAGATCGTACTCTGCCAGCCGCCCATTGATGCGCAGATACACCTGGTCGAGATCCTGACGAATAATATGCACCAAGACCTCGTTTATAAACTTTTGCTAAAGTGCCTTTGGAAATACCACTAGACTTAGCGTATTTATCTATAGTCGCTTGCTTACTTCCTGCCACTTTTGCTTCTCTGTTTAGATATTCTGTTCATCATAGCTGGGGTTAATTTACCCTGTTTGTATAGTTTAGCAGTTCTTTTTATTTCTTTCTCCCTTGCCTTTGGGTTCTTTGCGCCAGCAACATACTTCTTAGGTACGCCACCTTTGGTCTTTGGTACTTTCTTAAACTTTCTTACCATTTTACTCTATTCGCCCAATAGGCTGCTGACATTTTACCTTTTTTTATATTTTTTGCGTGTCTGGCTTTAAAAGACTTGGCACGCTTAGTCATAGTTTTATCACCAGTTTTGCCTTGTTGTCCAAAGCGAATGGTTTTAACTTTATCACCTTCTTTAGCAACTACTACGTGTGATTTGGTTTTGTGTCCTGGTGTTCTTTTTGGTTTGTTGTAACCAGATACACCAGCTCGTTTTAATCTTGAATCTTTCATTAGTGTAAAGTCGTTTCTTTAATTAAAAATATTTCTGTATCTTCGCTTATTTTATCCTTAAATAAAAATTGCATAAATGATTTTGCTTGTTCAAAACTACGAGCTTTGATGTCTGTGCCGATATAAACGTGTTCCCCAACCACACATTCCAAATGGTATAACTTAATTGGAGAAGTTGAAGTCGTCATCAAACAACCCCTGTGATTGAGTTTTCGCTATCTGTCTGATAGTTTCTCTGTCACGTTCCATCAACGCATTGATTTCTGCAATATCAATCTGTGTACCATATTTACCAGCTAGCTCTGCTGACTTCAATCTTATATCAGCTTCGGCTTCATCACGCTGTCTATCATCATCCATGATAATTTTCATACGATCTGTTTCAGCATCAATGACAGCTTTTTGTGCTTGCACTTGTGCTTTTTGGATTTCCGCTTGTGCTAACAATGTAGCTGGATCAGGTTTATCTTCTTGTGGTTGTGGCGGCATTGGTGGTACTTGCGTATTAATAAAACTTTGTGCATCTTTAAAACCAGCCATTTCAATCATCTTACTCAAAGTATTGGAATACTGTTGTAGATTAACCAAAGGATTGTTTGGGCCTAACTGTTGTAAGATTTGTTCTTGCTTACCTGCTAAGTTATTTAAAACTGCCATACGTTCGTCATCGCTGTTTTTGGAGATTGCGACATTGACAGTAACATCTTTATCGGAATCCCAGTAACGAGGATCAACAGGTACAAATTGATTGTTTAGTCTAAACATATCTTGTCCTTCTTGGTGTTTGATAACTAAGTTATTAACTAAACTAAAGAGTTCTTTCATACCGCCTTCAGCAAAATGACGACAAATTAATTCAACTCTGCCTTGCGCACCAGACATAGTAGCGGACACCGCAGCTTTCGTGGTACTTTGTAAGGCTTCAGCATTGAGTCCAGCACTTGCTTTAGAAACTCCAGTACGATTTTCTTTTGCTTCGTCTAAATAACCTAAAACTGGAAAAGCTTCTTTACCCACAAAAGGTACAGCAAAAGGTTGTACCATACCAGGCGCACGCATACGAATCGGTTGGCCAATATCGGTATTTAATACATCGTCAATATTAACTTGACCTTCAACCACACCCATTCTTGGAAAGATTGCATGACCTAAAGAGTCTAAAGTATCACGCATGATTTGTGACTTAGCTCTTTGAATTGGAATTACATAGTCTGCTGGACATGAGCCAATTGCAGTATGTGGTTCTGGATCTGGCGAAAACATAACAATCGGTAAATCATCCCATTGATCGACATTAATAACATTAATGCCTTCGCCTGCGGTACAAACTCTAATTCTTTCGTCTATGCCATCACCATCTAAATCATAAAATAAATAATGTTCTACATATAAAACATTCTTGTTGCCGTAGCCACCACGATCAGCATAAACATTGTCATCAAAAGGATTACGAGCTTCCACTTCATCAAAAGTTTCTGCATCTAAAGTAGAGCCTGAACCTGCGTATTGTTCCATTTCCTCTCGGTCGTACCCCATAGCCACTAAGTCGCTCACAGTTTTCATCATACGATGCGCCACATAAGGTGCAGCATCAAGATTTCTGGCATTACGAGAAATTAAAACTTCTTCAGGAGGAATAGATTCAATACATACTTGATTTTTTTTCTTTACCCTTCTAATTGTTAAATCATAACTAGCAGGGGTTTCTTGGGTAACTTCTTCGCCAGTCGTAGGATCAAGCATCGTCATCGTTTGCATTTCAACTTTTTCTTCAACAATTTCAACATCAGCATCCATAACCAAAGCCATGTAAGCTTCTGGGGTTAAGTTGGTGTATTCGTGGGTAGCAGCAGAAATAGTGTCATCCCAAAACGCTTTGACAAAGCCAGACTTTCTGACAAGGGCATCTTTGAACGCATCGTAGAGAACTTTAAAACCAGGATTCTTTTCTTGAATAATATAATTTATATAACTGGTTTGTTGTTCAGCTAAAGGTATGTCCTCAACATTGCGTGGCA